ATTATGTGGTTAATAGAATTGGTGGTGCTTGTAATCTTTATGTTGATACTGTAAGTGTAGATAATGTCACTTCTTATTCCACTGCAGTTGCAACAACATTATCAAATGTACGTCTTGGAACTTATTCTGGATCTATTGGTACTGGTTGGGATGGTACAATTGGTATAGCAAGAGTCTATAAAGATAGAGGATTGGATGTAACTGAAATTAATAGGAATTATATGACGCAAAGAGGACGTTTTTTGCCCGAATATTCTGTTCCTTCACCAGAAGTACCAAATGCTATTACTATTCCTAATCACTTCTTTGTTACTGGTGAGGAATTAGTATATTCGACACCAGGAGCAGGTACAACAGAAAATATTGGAATTGTAACAGCAACAGTACCTAGTATTGGATCTACTGATAAGTTACCAAGTTCCGTTTTTGCTGTTAAGATTGATACTAATAAAATTAGACTTGCATCAACTGCCGAAAATGCATTAAAAACTGTTCCTGAAGTATTGGATATTGGTAGAGTTGGAATCGGTACTACGCATACATTTACCGCAACTAATCAGAATGAAAAGGTTTTAGTTGCGTTAGATAACTATTTCCAATCACCAGTTGTTGGATCATCAGTAACTACTACTTTAACAACCAATGTCGATGCTAGTGGAGATATTATTCATCTAGCAGGAATTACATCAATTTCGGGTAATGATCTATTAAAGATTGGCGATGAAATTATGAAAGTTCAGGTCGTTGGATTTGGAACTTTAACAAATGCAGTTCGTGTTAAGAGGCCTTGGTTAGGTACAGTAGCAGTTGGTTATGGTACAGGAGCACAAGTTCAAAAGGTAACTGGAAATTATAATATTGTTAATAACCTTCTCAACTTTGTTGAAGCACCATATGGCGAGATTCCACTCTCTTCAACCACAAATGCACCAGATTCTAGAGATTGGACTGGAATTACTACTAGTTCTGTTTTCCAAGGAAGATCCTTTATAAGATCTGGAACACCTGGTGGTACATCTGAAACTTATAGTAAAAACTATTTACTTGATGATATTTCACATAATTTCAATGGAACTGAAACCACATTTACTTTGACGCAGGATTCTTCTAATATAACTGGATTGGAGGATGAAAATGGAGTAATATTAATTAATGATATCTTCCAAATTCCTGGACTCACAAATGATTATACAATGCAGCAGGAAGCTGGTATTTCATCAGCAGTCTTTAGTGATTCTTTTGGACAAGCGACTCTTGCTGGTGATGTTAATAAATCAAATCTTCCAATTGGTGGTGTTATTGTTTCAACAGGTTCTTCTGAAGGAACTGGTTATCAACCATTAATTGGTGCGGGAGCAACTATAACAGTTGGAACTGGTGGCACAGTAACCGCAATTACAATTGGTAGTACTGGATCTGGATATAGAGCAAATTATAATTATGAAATTCTGACTGATACTACTATTGTTTCTGCTGCATCAACTAATAAAATTACTATTGATAATAAAAATAGTGTGTTTGGTCTTCTTCAACTTCTTGGTTATGGTAGTACATGTACAATTGGAGTTGGTACATATATCAAACCAACAAATATCACTTCTATAGGCGATACATCAGTAACTATTGGAGTTTCTAGTGCAAGCGTATATGAAATTGCTGCTGGTACTCCTGTTATGATTAAAGTTATTGCTCCACAAGTTGGAGTCGTAAATATTGGTGTTGTGACTGATCTTACTACTAATAATGCAATAACTCATATTGGATTTAGTACTATTAAAGATGGTTATGTTTCAACGTCTTGTTCTATAACAAATACGAATACTGGGTTCTCTACAACAAAAACATATGATGTTTTGGTTGATGGTCCACTTCCTTATTCAAATATACCGTTGGTTTATCAAATAGATGGAGTTGCTACGACAATCGCAGGAGTAGGAACAGAAGCTAAAGTTGATATTGTTGTTAGCGCAGATTCTACTGTTTCTGATTTTGAACTTAAAAATACGGGATATGGATATAAACTTAGTGAGAGTCTCACAGTTCCTACGGGTGGTATTACAGGAATTCCAACAGATGCGACATCACTGGGATCATTTGAACGATTTACTTTAACTCTTCAAAATATATACACAGATAAATTTGCTGGGTGGTGTATAGGACAACTTCAACCACTTGATGATATTAGTGATCAATTTAATGGAACCAAAACAGATTTCCAGTTAGAAGTTAACAGTGTAGTTACTTCCATTAAAGCATCTAAAGGATCGAATATCAATATTCAAGATGTTTTACTTGTATTCTATAATAATATCTTACAGGTTCCTGGTGAAGGTTACACTTTCCCTGGAGGAAGTACAATTATCTTTGGAGAACCTCCCAAATCTGGTGATAAGGTAAGTATTCTATTCTATAAAGGAAGTGGGTCTATTGATGTTGTTGATGTTGATGTTCTTGAAACTATAAAAGGAGGCGATTCTTTACAAATCACTAACGATCCAATTGCGGGACAAAAGAGTTATTTGCAGGAAGATCCAAGAATTGCGATGTCTATTGATTCAACTGATGTTGTATCAACAAATCCATATTTTGGTCCTGGAAATGTTAATGATCTCAATCTTAAGCGACCTGTAAATTGGTGTAAACAGACTGAAGATTTTATTCTTGATGGTAAGAGAGTTTCTAAAGATCGTCCTCTATATGAAGCTTCTGTTTATCCAAATACTAATGTTATTCAATCTGTTGGTGTTGGTTCTACTATAATTTACGTTGAAAGTGTAAGACCGCTATTTGATACTCGTAATGAGAATGATATTTCAATTACATTCCAAAATGACATTGTAATTGTATCACAAGATAGTAGAGTTGCTGCTTCTGCGACTGCAACAGTATCTACTGGTGGATCGATTACATCACTTACACTTTCTGATGGTGGAGTAGGTTATTCCACCAATCCAGTCGTTATCCTTGGAAATCCTGTTGGAATGGGAAGTACTGCTAGAGCAACTGCTAGAGCATATATTAGCACTGCTGGTATAGTTACAGGTCTTACAATGACTGGTCCTGGTACTGGATATACATCTGTACCCGAAGTTTTGATGACTCCACCTCCTGTTTTGAGAGAAAGAATTAATTCTGGAGTGAATTATAGCGGTGATTTTGGATTGGTCGTTGGTATAGGATCAACTGCTATTGTAGGAGTTGCATCTACAGCACTTATATTTGAGTTATTAATTCCAGATAATTCTATTTTGAGAGATACTGTAGTTACTGGAACTGCGGTTACTGTGAGTGAAATAAGTGCAAATGATTACTTTGTCGTTAGAGAATCTAATATTGGCAGACCTTCTGATTCTCTTGGATTCTTAACTACATCTGGATATACTTCATCGGATATTGTTGGTGTTGGAACAACTGCTCTTGATAATGTATACAGGGCACTTAAATCAGAAACAGTTAAGAAATTTGTTTATGGTATAGGTGATGTCTTTGTTAGAGAGATTACTGTTGGAGTTTCAGATTATGGTGGATATGATTATTCAACTAGTTTAACTACTTTTGATCAAACAATAATTACTTTTGATTCTACAACTACGAATTTTGATAATTTTGTATTCCGCAATTATTATGGAGTCTATAGTTGGGGTAGAATTGATTGTGATGCAAGGACATCAACACAAGAGTTCCCATTCTATAATCAAAATGGAGTATCGGGCATTCCAACCTCTTCTTATGTGATGAGGAATATACCACTGAAGTATAAAGACTATATTGCTTAAAATCTAAATAACTAGTAAAAGGTCAATTAACTAATGGCAAAGTTAGGAATAAATACAGGTTCTTCCGCTAATGATGGAACAGGCGATGGCTTGAGATTAGGTGGTGGAAAAGTTAATGACAATTTTGATGAAATTTACTCTGCTATAGGTGATGGTTCTACTTTAAGAATTGGTACGGGAAGTACTTGTGCTATAACTGTCGGAGAATCTCAAGTCGGAATTGGTAGTACTATTCCTGCTCATTTATTGGATGTTAGAGGTGGAATAGGTGTTACAGATATTAGTATAAGTGGTATTGCTACTGTTGTAGATCTTCGTGGTGTTACTGCTATAGATGCTACCACAACAGCAACCATATATCAGGTGATCATGGATTCTATATTATTTCGGAGTTCATAATGGCAAAGTTAGGAATAAATACGGGTTCTTCCGCTAATGATGGAACAGGCGATGGCTTGAGATTAGGTGGTGGAAAAGTTAATGCCAATTTTGATGAAGTTTATTCTTCTATTGGTGATGGTTCTACTTTAAGAATTGGTACGGGAAGTACTTGTGCTATTACCATAGGAGAATCATTTGTTGGAATTGGTAGTACTATTCCTGCTCATTTATTAGATGTAAGAGGTGGAATAGGTGCTACAAATATTAGTATAAGTGGTATTGCTACTGTTGTGGATCTTCGTGGCGTAACTGCTATAGATGCTACCACAACAGCAACCATTGAAGCTGCAACAGCAGGAATGCCTAATGAATTTGAATATATTAATGTTACTGGAATGGGTACTATTGCTAATTTCAGGTCAGGAATTAGTACTATTACAACATCTGTAGAAGTAGGCACTGCAGTAACTATTGCGCCTACAGGAATTAATGTAGCAGGTGTTTCTACTTTAGCTGGATCCGTAACTATGGATTCTGCTGTAGTTGGATCAGCAGTTACTATTGGTGCTTCTGGTATTAGTATAAGTGGTATTGCTACTGTTGTAGGTCTTACTTCTCCAACTATTACTGCCACAACATCAACTCTTGTAGGTTCTGCTGTTACTACAGATTCTGGAGGTATTAGAGTTGCTGGTGTTGTAACTGCTACTAGTTTTATTGGTAAATACTTTGACGGTACTGTGATTGGTGATGTACAAGTAGGAACTTCTCTTACTGCTTATTCTCACGGTGTAGTTACTAGTGGTATTGTAACTGCACAAGGTGGATTCATTACTGGTTCTGGTACAACAGCAGTCCAAATGTCAATATCTGGAAACAATCTCCTCTTTACTGTTGTGGGAATAGGTACAACCCACTTAGTTCTCGTACCATAAATAACTAAAAAATTATAAAAAATGGCCGCAATTATAACCGACCAAATTAGAATTTTGAACGCAAGGAATTTTCTTGCTGGAATAACCACGACAGATAATTCGTATTATTCTTTTATTGGTTTACCAAATCCGTCAGACATTCAGAGTGATTGGGATAATAGTCCTCCTGCTCCTATTGACAGTTTTGATGATGAAAATGAATATTGGGAAACAATTATTGCACTGAAGAAGATTAATTCTGGCGATGTTAAACTAGTAATTCCCAAAATTGCTTGGAGATCTGGTAACAAATATGATATGTATCGCCACGATTACAGTGTTTCTAATACTGCTCCAATATCGGGTTCGACTAATTTGTATGGATCGTCATTTTATGTAATGAATAGTGATTATAGAGTTTATGCTTGTTTGCAAAATGGCACTACACCGGAAACTCCAAATGGAAGTCCTTCTCTTGATGAACCAAAATTTATTGATTTAGAACCAAGAACGGCAGGTACTAGTGGTGATGGATATGTTTGGAAATATCTTTATACAATTAATCCTTCAGATATTGTAAAATTTGATTCAACTAATTATTTACCAGTTCCTAGTGATTGGGCAACTTCGGATACATATAGTTCAGTTCGTAATAATGCTGTTGGTGGATCTCTTAAAATTGCCACTATTACGAATAGAGGAGTTGGTCTTGGAACTGCTGGTGTAGTTTATACAAAAGTTCCAATCAATGGAGATGGAACAGGAGCAGAATGTACTGTTTCTATTAATAATGATTCACAAGTTGACTCTGTGGTTATATCAAATCAAGGTTCTGGATATACGTGGGGAAATATTGATTTAGTTAAAGGTGGAGTTCCAACAGGAATTACCCGACCATCATTTGATGTTATTATTCCTCCGCAAGGTGGGCATGGATTTGATGTCTACAGAGAATTGGGTTCAAGAAATGTCCTTATGTACTCTAGATTTGAAAATGATATTCAAAATCCGGATTTTATTACAGGAAATCAAGTTTCAAGAGTTGGTATTATTGAAAATCCTAAAGCATATGGATCTTCAGCAGTTTTATCACTTGATAAAGCCAGTGCGGTTCAAGCTCTTAGATTAACTGGAATTGGTTATAGTTCAGCAACTTTTGCGGCAGATTCTTTCGTCACTCAAGTAGTTTCTACAGGAACAACTGCTGTTGCGAGAGTTGTTAATTATGATCAAGCAACGGGAGTATTAAAAGTCTGGCAAGACAGAACAATGTCAGGATTTAATACTGTTGGAGTTGCGATAACGAATCCTGAATATGGATTTGTTCAAAATGAGTTCTCTTCATCTCCTGGTAGTGGCGGAGCATTAACTATTATTGGTGGATCAGTTGTCGAAGGATTGTCAATCGATGATACTTTTACTGGTGTCTCAACCGTAATAAATAATAGGACATACTACCTTGGTCAATCATTTGTAAATGGAATTGCAAATCCCGAAGTCACAAAAGATTCTGGTAACGTAATTTATGTGGATAATAGACCATCCGTCACGCGGTCTGCCAATCAAAAAGAAGATGTCAAGGTTATATTGCAGTTCTAAAGAATTATGTCTCAAATAACAAATCTAAACGTATCACCTTATTATGATGATTTTGATCCCACTGACAATTTTCATAGAGTGTTATTTAAGCCTGGATACCCCGTCCAGGCTAGAGAATTAACATCTCTTCAATCTATTTTACAAAATCAAATAGAAAGATTTGGACAACATTTCTTTAAGGAAGGTGCGAAAGTAATACCAGGTAATACTGCTTATAATCAAAATTATCATGCTATTGAACTCAATAATACTTATCAGGGAGTTCCAATAGATGCTTATACTGATCAATTAATAGGATCAAAAATTACTGGTAAGACAACTGGAGTAACTGCTGTTGTTGATAGTGTTTTATTATCATCCGATTCGGAGAGAGGAAATACAACATTATATGTAACTTATATTGCTTCAAGTAATCAAGATAATACAACTTCTGTATTTGCCAGTGGCGAATCATTGAGTTCAGAAGTTCAAATTTTAAGTGGTCTCCTTGGTAATAGTTCATTTGCTCCTGGAGAAACTTTTGCAATTACTGCTGCTACGAATGCATCTTCAGTAGGATCTTCTTTCTCAGTCATTAATGGTGTCTATTTTATTAGAGGAAATTTTGTAAATGTAGATGATGAGACTTTAGTTCTTGATCAATATTCTAATACTCCCAGTTATAGAATAGGTTTTTATATTAACGAAGAAATTATTACTTCTGATCAAGATGAATCTTTAACTGATAATTCAACCGGATTTAATAATTATGCTGCTCCAGGTGCTGATAGACTCAGACTATCGGTATCGCTTTTCAAAAAACCTTTAACTAATTTAAATGACCAAAATTTCATTGAATTAGCAGTTGTTGAAAATGGTATTTTAAGAACAAAAAGTGTAGAAACTCAATATTCTGTAGTTAGTGATGAATTAGCAAGAAGAACATATGATGAATCGGGTCATTATGTTATAACTCCTTTTGATGTTAAGGTTAGAGAATCCCTGAATGATAATATGGGTAATAATGGAGTTTTGGAGGAAGGACAACTTACTTCTGCAGGGACTCCGGTAGATGATGATCTAGCATTATATCAAATTTCTCCAGGAAAGGCATTTGTTAAAGGGTATGAAATTGAAACCATTACTTCGACTAATGCAGATTGTCCAAAACCAAGAGTCACAAAAACTATTGAAGATGAAGCATTATTTTATAATACTGGATCTACAATAAGATTGAATAGAGTTTTTGGAACTCCTCTTGTAGGAATAGGTAATACATATGTTCTTAGTTTAAGAGATTCTAGAGTAGGATCCGCACAAACTACACCAGCAGGAAATGAAATTGGACTAGCAAGAGTTTATGATTTTAAATTAGAATCTGGTTCATATAGTCTTAAAAATGATGATTTAAATGAGTGGAACATTGCTCTTTATGATGTTCAGACTATTACACAGGTTACATTAAATGAGAATATTACATTAACCACACCAGTTGTTGTAAAAGGAAAAAATAGTGATGCGACTGCATATCTTAAAGATAGTGTAAGTGGTACTAATGTTCTTGATCTTTATGATAAATCAGGAACTTTTATGCTGAATGAGGCATTTGAGTTTAATGGAACTGATAATGGAAGAGTTGCAATTGCTATCACGAATTATGGAATATCAGATGTTGCATCTATCCATGGAAATATTGGTGGAGTTGTTGGTGTAGGAACTACATTTAGTGCTGATACAATTCCGTCTAAAAAGTTTAATATAGGTCTTGTAACTACTACTAACGTTGATGGACAAGGAATATGTACAGCATATGGTTCAAATAGCGCATTTCCTGGTAGTCTTTATAATGGCGATTTAATTTCTTACAATTCTTTTGTTTATGTTAGTGGTGGAGCAGTAGGTACTGAAATACCGAAATATGCTAAAGTTGTAAGTGTTGGTTCTACTGCCATAACACTTACTGGTGTTACTACTGTTACTGATATATGTGATGGAGGACTACCAGCAACTGCAGCAACGCTGTATGATGTTGAGGTGATAGGAACAAAATTAGTATCTTCTAGCGATAATACACTTTATAGTGCACTTCCAAGAGCAAATATCTCTACAGTAAATCTTGAAGATTCTTATATCATAATAAGAAAATCTGAGACAGTAACTATTGCAGGGAATCAATTAGCAACACCTATTACTGCGGGTGTAAATGAAACTTTCCAACCATTTGATGAAGAAAGATATTCATTGATTAGGTCCGATGGATCTACAGAACTATTAACTGCAGATAAATTTGGATTTAGTGCTGCTTCAACATCACTTCAAATTTATAATTTAGGAGCAGCTGATGGTGCAGCAAGACTAACATATACGTTGAAGAAAACTAAACCCAAAGCAAAGAAAAAGAGAAAAAATAGAGTTAATACAGTTATAATTGATAAATCCACTCTTGAAGGATCTGGTTCTGGTGATGGAACTCTTGATGATGGATTAACATATGGTAGTTATCCATATGGAACAAGAGTTCAAGATGATAAAATTTCACTAAATCTTGCTGATCTTGTTGAAGTTCATGGCATTTATGAATCAACAGATATTACAGAACCTTCTGCGCCTACGGTTATATTGTCTTCTATTTCTGGACCTGCAGGTAGTACATCAGATCTCATACTTGGTGAAAAAATTATAGGTCAGAATAGTAAAGCAATTGGTATTGTTGCAGCAAAACTTACAGATTCTCAAGTTGCATTTATTCCCAAAAATTCATATAATTTAAGAGAAGGTGAAGTTGTAAAATTTGAAGAATCTAAAATTCAAGCAACAGTTTCCCAATTAAATGAATCTAGTTTTAATATTTCAAAACATTATAGTTATACTGCTGGACAGCGTGGATCTTTCTATGACTATGGATCTATAAACAGAAAAGATGATTTTGAAGCACCTACAAAGCAGTTGAAAATTTATTTTTCAAATGGATATTATGATTCCAGCGATGATGGAGATATTACAACAGTTGATTCATACACCGAATCATTTGATTATACTACTGACATTAGATTTATAAATGGAGAGAGATTAACTGATATTATTGATATTAGACCGAAAGTTTCTACTTATACAGTTGCTGCAGACGCAAGGTCTCCGTTTGAGTTTTATGGTAGAACATTTAATGAAGCAGGAAATTCTGCTGCAAATATTTTAGCATCAGACGAATCTCTTAATTTCACATATTCATTCTATCTTGCAAGAATAGATAGAATTTATCTCACTAAGGATGGAAAATTCCAAATTCAATATGGAGATTCGGCAGAAATTCCAGATTTGCCCGTACCAATTGATAATGCAATTGAAATTGCAAGAATAAATCTTCCTCCATATCTTTATCAACCTTCTCAAGCTTCAATTGATTTTATGGAGCATAAGAGATATAGAATGGTCGATATTAGACAACTTGAGAAGAGAATTAAAAATCTTGAATATTATACATCATTAAGTTTACTTGAAACAAACACTGCTAATATGTTTGTTGCTGATAGTCAAGGTTTGAATAGATTTAAATCTGGATTCTTTGTTGATAACTTTACTAATGCAAGAACTCAAGAGAATGAACTTCCTTATAAAAATAGTATTGATATTGGAAATAAAACATTAAAACCTCAACATTATACAAATTCAATTGATCTTATTCAAGGTCCTGTTGTTAATGTTGATCCTACAGAGGATTTAGCATTCAGGTCTCCCGAAGGTATTAATATAAGAAAAACTTCTGATGTAATTACTCTTGATTATGCTGAAGTTGAATGGTTATCTCAAAATTTTGCTACTAGAACTGAAAGTGTAACACCATTTTTGGTAAGTTTTTGGCAAGGTTCGCTTACATTAACACCTGCCACAGACACTTGGATTGATACTACAAGATTAGAAGCAAAGATTATTAAAACTGAAGGTGATTATAATGAGACCATGAGACAGATGGTTGAGAATAATAATGTTGATCCACAAACTGGATTTGCTCCTACTATTTGGAATGCATGGGAAACCAATTGGACGGGAAGTGATGTTACGACATCTACAAGAACCAGAACGATTAGGAGTGGTAGAGTACCATCTATTCATGGTGGTGGTAATTGGAGTCGAACACGGACAATTAATTATACACTGACAAATACAGTTATTCAAGAAACGTTAAGAGAACAAAAAGATACTGGTGTAAGATCAAGAACTGGAAGTAGACTTAGTGTTACTGAACAATGGGATAATACTTCTGTTGGAGATAGAGTTGTAAGTAGAGATGCTGTTCCTTATATGAGGTCCAGAAATATTCAATTTGTTAATAAGAAAGTTAAACCACTTACAAAAATGTTTGCTTTCTTTGATGGAATGAATGTAACTAGATTCTGTGTTCCAAAACTTCTTGAAATTTCTATGACTTCTGGCACATTTGATGTTGGAGAAACTGTAATTGGAACTGCACAGCGAATGGGTGTTGGACCTAATTGGGAAGCATCAAGTCCAAAAATAACATTCAGAACTGCACGATCAAATCATAAGTCTGGTGAATATAATTTTCCTACAACCACATATAAGCAAAACCCATATAATTCACGGCCACTTGCTGAATCTTATTCATCATCATCAACAACTTTGAATATTGATACATTCTCATTACAAGAACAGGCACAAGGTGAGTATTTTGGTTGGGTTGAACCAGGAATGATTCTTGTTGGGCAAACAAGTGGTGCTCAAGCAACAATTACAGACCATAGATTGATTTCTGATATAGCTGCAGACTTAAATGGTAGTTTCTTTATTCCTAATCCGAATATTGAGACAAATCCAAAATTTGAAGCGGGAACAAAAGTACTTACTTTTGTTAATGATAGCGCAAACAATCAAGAAACTGCGACTACAATTTCTGAAGAAGGATACAATGCAACAGGAACTCTTGAAACAGTACAGGAAAATATTATTTCTGTGAGGAATGCAAGAGTTCAAAATAAACTTAAATTTGAAGATCACGCAGTTAATAGAACAACTGGAATGCAAGTTATTCAGACTAGAACTCTGAGTAGTCATACATCACGTCATAGTATGACTCAATATTATGATCCTTTGGCGCAATCATTCTTAGTTGATGAAGAAGGTGGTATCTTTATTACAAGATGTGACATATTCTTTAGGAGTAAGGATGATGATAATATTCCAGTAACTCTTCAGATTAGAACAATGAAGGAGGGAACACCAACACAAAAGGTTTTACCATTCTCCGAAATTATTTTAAATCCAGATGATATTACTACTTCTGGAGATGGATCTGTTGCGACACCATTTGTATTTGATGCTCCTGTTTATCTTGACGGAAATGATGAATATGCTATTTGTGTAGCATCAAATTCTACTAAGTATAGCGTTTATATTTCTAGAATTGGTGAAAATGATCTCTTAACTGATGCATTTATCTCAAACCAACCATATCTTGGTTCACTCTTTAAATCACAGAATGCTTCTACTTGGGAACCCAGTCAATGGGAAGACTTGAAGTTTGTTCTTTATAGAGCAGATTTTGTTGATAAAGGTACAGTTGAGTTTTATAATCCTGCATTAAGTGAAGGAAATGGACAAATTCCAACATTGATGGATGATTCATTGTCTATGAATTCAAGAAAAGTAAGAGTTGCACTTTCCACAACAATTAATGATCCAGATCTTTCTGTTGGTAATATTATTAGTCAGACAGGAAATAATGCAACTGGTAATTATGTTGGAGCTGCTGGTAGTGCGACAGGAACTTTAAATGTTATTAATGTTGGAATTGGATACACTGGTCCATTTACTTATCCTGGAGTTAATTTAACAACACTTACTGGAGATGGTAGTAATGCAACTGCTGATATTCAAGTTAAAATTGATGGAACAGTTGGATTTGCAACTATTTTAGCAGGTGGATCTGGATATTTGATCGGTGATACTCTTGGCGTAACTACTATTGGAAGTAATAATGTTGGTACTGCATTACGACTATCTGTCACATCAATTGGAAGTACTAATGAATTTATTATTAATAATGTTCAAGGAAACTTTATTTCTGTTGGATCGGCATCTACTGTTCAATTTATTAATGGATCAGGAATAACAACAGCATTAAATTGGGCAGGTAGTGGTTCAACAATGTCTAATATGTCAGATGTTGGTGGTGTTCAATTTAATAATCTTTATGTTGTAAATGATGGATTACATATAAAAGTAAATCATAAAAATCACGGAATGTATCATGAAGATAATTTGGTTACAATATCTGGTGTTGAATCAGACTTCAAACCAACGAAATTAACTTCACCATATGCTGCAACTAATAATGGACCTTTATCAGTTGAGTCGGTTGCTAGTTTCCAATCATTTGAAAATGTTGGTGTTGGTACTACAAATGCTGGTTATTTGCGTATCGGTGATGAAATTATTGGATTCACAACAGCATCTTCAAATGCTATTGGTGGAATAATTACTAGAGGAAATACTCCAAAAGATTATCCAACAGGAACACCAGTTTATAAGTATGAATTGAATGGAATCTCACTTAAGAGAATTAACAAGACGCACGAATTAAGTGACGTAACAATTTCAGATGCGATCAATTTTGATTCTTATAATATTAAAGTTGGTATGAGTACTGGTGGTGTTGATAGAACTCCTTCTTCTGGATGGCCAAAACTTTATATAAGTAATACTAAGTCTGGTGGCGGAAGAAATATTAAGGCAACTCAAAATATGCCTTATGAAATTATTACACCAATGGTCCAGAATGTTACTGTCCCCGGAACAACCTTAAGTGGTATGATTAGGACAGTAAGTGGAAAGAGTATTAGTGGAAATGAGATTCCTTTTATAGATAAAGGATGGGAAACTATTACATTAAATCAACAAAATTATGTTGATTCTCCTAGAATTATTTGTTCCGAAGTTAATCAGAACAATAAATTAACTGCTCTTCC